ATTAGATGTAGAAAACGTATGTTCTTTTAATAATATTGGCCAACTATGTGACCTCATAAGCTGCTTACCCTCACGTTGCGCCAAAGCTAACAACTGCCTAGCCGTTGGTGAGGTATTACCGATTATTGTTGTTTCTCTCTCAAAACCTGTAAAATCAGCTACGTTCTGACATATCGTTAGTAGGCTCATCTGGTATTCCTAAATTAAGTGGTTTATGTACTTTTTCTTGTTTAGGCTTAGAATTAGTTGATAGTTCTGCAATACGTTGTAATTCAACATACGGCTCACCTATTGTACGCAAATGTTCTATATCGGCTTTTGCCAACTGTTCAACAGTCTCAATACCAATCAGTTCTAATTCTATTCTTCTAGGCTCTGACATAGCAGGCAGTTCTTTCAATGAAGTACCTTTTGGCTTTGCCTTGCCTTTTGTCTTTTTGTAGGCTTCCCATTCTTCAGGAAACCTAGATAAATCTTCAGGTCTTACAGGACATTCAAAAACATCCTTCATACCCTTAATCGTAATTCTTACAAAATCACGCATCTTACCATTGAACTCACGTTCATAGAATTGTGGTTCTACTGACATTTAATCCCTCCAGATTAGTTAGTAAGGGGCAAGTTGCCCTGCCCCTAGTTTTATTTACATAGGAAAATCACAGATTATTTCTTTATCTGAAATGTCTCCTGCTATCGCACAAATGTGATCTGTGGCTGCTGTAACAACATCTAACTTACCATCAGAACTACCTGTTGGTGTTAGGTTGCTTCCATCTGATCCTGCTGTTAGTGCTGCTGCCATTGTTGCAGGGCCTTTGATTTGTACCCAACAAAATTGTCCATCTGTCGGTGCTGATTGCAGAATACCTGCTCCAACTTCTACAGAATCAGATAGATCACTTGTGACCTTGAATGTCTTATATCCATCCAATGTGTAGTAATATGCTGCATTACCACTTGCTGCTGCTACACTACCTGATCCAGTATCATACTGAACATATTTGTATATTCGTGTACCATTGGTCTCATCAATGATAGCACCTAACTGACCTGGCTTAAACTCTGCTGTGTCAGCTACGGCTGTTGGGTCAATACCCATTACTGCTGCTATTGTCATAACAACTTATCCTTTCTTTCTAATTAATGTTAAACGTGAATAACACCCTGTAAGGCTCTGTTACTTATGGTTAAATTACCACTGAAGAACATCGGTGTTACCATTGCGTCCTGATTGACACTCATCTTAGCTTCACCAGGAACAAAGTTTCTGTTAGCTGCGACTTCCAATCTCAAGTAATCTGTATTTAAGAAATACATCTTATTTGTTGGACAAGCATCATCAAAGATCACGTCTGAATTAAGATACTGAACACTTGTAAATCCAGAGTTTGCTAATGTATCAGATGTAACTCTCTGAATAGCCTGTAATGAGCCTAAAAAGGCTTTATAGGCATTTGCATCAGCCATAATTAAGTCTGGGCTATCTGCGCCACGAACTAAACTCAAATAGATATTATTCATATCTGATTGTATGTTTGCCGTACTAAATGCAGAACTTGTTGCAGTAATCTGTGCATTTTGGAAAAATGTAAATGTAGAACTGTTAATTCCACCAACTGTACCTGTTCCTGCATCTGCTACAAGTAACTGTAGACCACCGATTTCTTTACCACCAGAGCCTGTACCATCAGAATATAGTGATGTTGAAAGAGTGTTCATCATTGTCTTTTCAAGAACACCAATTCTTGACTCAAGCAAGTTAATAACAGCTTCTGTTCCAGAGTTTTGTATCTGCTCTAAACCAGAGATTGTCACATTACCTGCAAGTTGTTTGTAGTCAAAAACAGCACTTGTCAAAACATCTGAAGGTGAAACATCTAATGTCTCATATCCAGAATAGAACCCAACTGTGCCGTTTGAAGCATACTCAAGTTCTCTGACGATCTGTCTACCAGTAACAGTTGATACGTTACCATTCTCTCTTAATCTTCGTAGCAAAGCATTATGATTTGTTACGTTATCAGCCAAACTTTTAGATCTATTTCTAAGAGTAGTGGTGATTATCTCCGATAAATTTGGACTTGCCATAATCTATCCCCTTTCATTGTTTTCTAATTGTTGTATTGATTTTAAAATTGTATCTCTTACAGACAAACCAGTTGGAAGTGCTTTCTCACTTGGAGTTGCGTTACCTCTTACAGTTGATCGTTGTGCTTTCTTTGCCTTTTTCACAGCTTCGGTTTTCACCTCTTTCTGTGTCTTACTAGCTGCATAGTTATCCATCAAACCCTGACGTAATTTAGGGTCTGCATAGACAGCCATCTCATAAGCTGTTGGTAAGTCTGGTGCTTGATTGCCCTGGATCAATACTCCCATTCTATCCCTGACTTCTGAAAAGTGTGGATGTTTGAGATTACCATCGGCATCTTTTTCACCTGCAAATTGGTCGATCATTGACTGTGTGTCCTGTTGCACACTTTGCATTTGTGTCTGTTGTTGTTGATTTAGAAAACCTTGTAACTGGGCTACTTGCTGTTGCAATGCTTTCACTTGTGGGTCTGCGTATTCATCTTCGGCTGTGTCCATTCCGACTTCCGACATATCAACCCCATAATTCTTAGCAAGCCATTGGATTGCCTGTTTTGGGTCTTTACGCAAATAATCATGGGCTGCAAATAATTGTCTGACAGCACCAATCTCGTCCATCCCTGCTCTTTGAAAATCAGCCAGGTAAGGCTTCATAATCTCATCAAG